CGAGCATTTGTGTTAGTAATTTCGGGACGGCCACTAAGTCGTACAAATGCTGCTTTAGTCGGGTCTTCTGCAACTAAAAGCCAGCCACCAGAATGGATCAGGTCAATGGCTTCAATTAGTGTATTTCTAGCAATCGCTGCTGCAGCCGGAGTTGGACATAATAGAGAGCCAGTGAACGTTAAGTTCCTAGAAGCGTACCTACCGCGAACATCGTACGAACCATCATCAAGACCACGAGTAAGTTCAGGAACTTCGGAATCAGGAAGATTCCACCAACCATCAATATCGGTACAAATCCAAACAACGTTATTCTCATCAATCGTGTTGAATACAATGTCGTTTAGCATAATGTCAGCATTAAGCTGCATCCCGGTAATGTGCGGAATTGGCATCGGGCTAAGAGCAATATTTACTTTTTTGTTTTCTTGACCCTGGTCGCGTGGCTCAATAAACTGAGTAGTAATAGCCGAATTTTCAAGCTTAATTGCATCTACTAAAAAGAAGTTTCCTATAGTTTTAGTTCCGGCGTCTTGGTACACAACCACGTCTGCACGAGCAGTAGTGGCAGGGGCTGTTGCATTTTCAGTAGTTAATCTTATCCAACCATCCGTGGCAGTTACGGTAGTAAGGGTTCCTTCGGTTGTACTAATAGAGCTACCGGCAGAGGTGTACCACCTAATGCTTGCCCTGACCTGTATTGTTTCTTGTCCCGTAGGTACTTTTACGTAAGCCGAAGCACTGTAGATATCTGCAGCGGTGGCTAGTGCTTTATTGGCAGTTGCACTAAATACCCCAGCGTCATCGGTTGCCGAGGTTTTTGTAAATTTTACGCAGCCGCTACCAATAAAAGAATCGGTAGTAAGAGCGCTAATAGTTCCAGAAGTAAAAGCCGACCATCCGGTTATGCCCTCAGCAAAAGATGGGTTATAGATTAAGTTATCTCTAATCACTATATAGCCGCACCTTTCCTCATTGTAAAGGCCAATCTACGAGAAACTTCAGCAGCTAGCTCTTTAATATCCATATCAGGACCAGGATTTATGGTCATGTTTACAACAACCCCGCTACCTCCAGACATCGTCCTCATAATTGCTTTATCCCGCTGAGACAGCCCATTTGCATCTAGTGGTTCGATTCTTTCTGCGCGGCCAGCTTCAGCAACATTAACTATACTTCCACCAGTTGTAGGATAGACAGTTCCACCATCTGCCATCTTAGCAATACTTTTATCTATGTTTGCTGACGCGTCTTCGGCCCAGGTTATTTTACCTATACCTTCAAATTTAAATGCGCCCAGGTCTATACCAAAACCCTTAAGAATGTCATTTACAAATGGAATAGATGCAAGATTTTTAACTGTATCAACAAATGTATTAATAAAGAAGTTTAATATGTCAATAAAACCATTTATTACCATTTGAATAAGACCAAGAAGCATTATGGCAATTCCACCGAATATTCTAGCCATTCCTGGACCAAATTTTCCACTAAATAGATCAAGAATACCCTGGAATAGCTGATTAATACCTGGAGCAAACGCACCAATTACGCTGGTTATTAGATCAATCGCAAGTTTTACTGCATTTACAATGGTAGTAATTACGGTGGCAATTGCTGGAACAATAATGTAAAGAATAAGATCCATAATCCCATTTAGGATACCCATTAGGCCACCGTCTCCGCCGCCCTCTCCAGTACCTATACCAAATAGTTTCATTATGGTTTCCCAGAGCTTACCTAGAGACTCACCAAGTCTTCCAAAAGCATCGCCTATTGTGGCACCAAGTCTACCAAGCATATCTCTAAAGGCCTGACTTGTATTAACTAGCTCAATAAATCTAATAACAAGACCAGCAACTACAGTAAGAATTCCACCAAGCTTGACAAGTTTTCCTATATTTCCAAAAACTTTAAATGCTCTTGTATAAATTTCAATTTGCTTAGGTGCTTTTTTAAAGAAGTTAAAGACCGATGAAATAGGCTTAATTATGGCTCTAACATTTCCAATGACTACCTTAGCGAAGAACCCTACAAGTTTAAATGCTGTACCTAATGCTATAGTCCACGCTAAAATTCTTCCAGTGACCTTAAGCATATCCTGACCAAATTCTGATCCTAAAAAGTCATTTAATTTCTCAAGTAGAGTGGTAAGTGTATCAAAGAATATTTTTGGTGCTTCAGCGTCAGTTACTAGTTTAATAAATCTAGCAATTTCTACTACAAAGTGCGCAAAAGACGGACCAGCAGCAATAGATCCTTTAAGAATATCTCCAACATAAGGAGCCGCTTCCTGAAGAATTTTAAAGGTCTCCCCGACCTTAGGATCAGCACCAATACCTTTTAGTTGCTCAAAGAATGAGCCAACGGTTTGGAAGATAATAATTGCATTCCTAGAAGTGTCCTGGAAGTACTTCTTAAGACTATTCTTACCCTCAACAGTATCGTTTAAAGCCGCCCACTTGCCCGTAACGTCTTTTAGCCAGTCAAGCATCATTTGACCACCGGAATCTGGACCAAAGTTTGCTTCTATAATGCCAGCAATAGCACCAAATACATTTCCAAATATTTTTCCGAAATCAGCAGCTATATCGCCTGATCTTTTAAAGAAGCCTTTTAAATCTATTGTTTTTAGATAATCATTAAATTCGGTCATCTTGTCGATGAGGAAGTTTAAGAATCTCTCAGCCTGAGGGCTAGCTGCGTTTAGAACAATTAAGAATCCCTCAAATAGCTTCGAGAAGAGCTCCCCGAGTTTTTCAATAATCACCGAGCTATCTTTAAATAGAGTTTTAACTCTCTCTACGTTTTCAGCTTTAACAAACATATCGGTAATACTCTTGGTTGCTTTACCAACAGAGGTTCCAATTATTTTAAAGGCATCCACTAAAACAGGGAAATAGGTAGTATTTAACCTTTGAATCTGTGTCTGTAGAATCGGAAGAAATCCGGATGCGGCGGCTTCTCTAAGTATCTTAAATTGATCTTGAATGCCTAGCAGGAATTTAGCAAACGTCTTTTGACTAGCAGTTAAGTTAGCGTAAGGATCAACTCCACCTGCACCAGAAGCACCCTTCTTTTTAGCTCTATCGGCTGCCTTCTGCTGCTCCTGAGCACGTCTATATGCTAGGTCAGCTTCTTCATAAGCTAGTTCTGCTTCTCTACGTGCTCTAGAGTTAGGCGGTAGTTGCTGAGCAGCAAGAAGGTTTTCTCTTGCCTGCTCCAAACTAAGTCCAGCACGACGTTCAGCCAAGGCTGCTGCTTCAGCATCAAATGCAAGTTGCTTCATTTGCTGGCCAACAGCCGCAGCAACACTTCCATATTGCTTAGTTAGCTGGGTTGCCTGCTGTACTGCTTCGGAAACACCACCAAGCGCAAACTTGGCTACACCCATTCCTATTTTTAAGCCAATCATAATATTAGCTAAGCTAACAAATGAAGGTAGTGCTGCTCCAGCACTACCGGCTAAAGCAACCAGACCACCGATAACAGAAGAAATTCCTCCTACTAAAATACTTAAAATAGCCTGAAGGTAGTAGCCGCCTTTAACTAGGCCTCTAAAAGACTCTCTAGCGGCATCGGCTTCTGGAGCTAGTGTTTGAAGCCCGTCGGCTATACGTCCAAAAATATTGCCAGAGCCACTATCGTTAAATCCCCTAAAAAAGGATCTACCTAGATCACGGCCAGCACGCCTACCGACCGAGTCATCGATATTGTTAAAACCCTTTTTTATATCGCCAGCCACACCAGTTGTTATAGCTCTGACGATTATATGGGCTTCTCCTACTAATGCCATCTACATCTACTATCTAAGAGGGGCTTCTAGAGCAGCACCGAATGGGTTACTGGAATCTGGATCAAAGTCGGTTGGAGGAATGTAAGATTTAGTCTTGAAGCTATCCGAAGCAAATCCCTGAGCACTAGGGTTACGCGAGTTATTGCCAGTTCTATACTTATAAGTTGTCTTATACATAGTCTCATATAGTGCAACCCTAAGAGCCTCTACACCCTTAGCTTCATCTCCAGTGTGGTACCTAGAGTCTTCTTCAAAAAAGAAATGGAGAACGTCTAACATATCAGATGACTCCATTTCCTTTAAATCCAATCCAGATACTAAGGCTTTACCATTTATGTAATGCCAGAGATCTATAGCCCATTCTGCTAGACCTCTGGCTGCGCTTCCGGGCGGTTAGTTAGCTGTTCCACGATCCACCCAGTAATAGCTCCTAGTGTCTCCACGGTTACAATTTTGTCTTTATCTAGAATCAAAGTATTGAATCTAGCTAAGCTCTCATCTGTCAATACTTTAGAAAAGAATCCGTCGACAACCGCTGCCGCTGCAGCTGGATTGTCGCTAGCTGAATCTTTAACTAGGCTAAGTAGGACTTTACCTTGGACAGCTTTAACGCATGTAAAGGTCTCTCCATGGAGCTGGAAAGTAATTTCTTCTAGGTTTGAAAGGTCAGGGCCGGAGCCAAAATCTTTAAATTTAGACATTGTGTATAACCATCTTTCTTATATGTCATTTGAATAGAGAGTAAATTTATCTCTCTTATATATTCTATCAAGCCGGAGTATGGGTGATTTAGTAGACACTATTTAAAATGTCTAAGCTGAGCCCTTAAATATGGGTTAGGTCTAGTTCCTGGATGCCTAACTACTGGAGTATGTACTAGTACCCGACTACCTGACCTAAAAACCAGTTCTTTACGTTTCTTTGGAGCAATAATATGTGGTTTGGTGCCCTCATGGTGTGCAAGAGCATAGTGGACATTAGAGCCAATCCATAGATATTGACCAGTAACGTTTCCTAGGTGTTTTTTATGAATAGATCTCTGTAGCCTACCAGTTCTAACACCAACCATAGCCTTAGCTCCAGCAACGGCTATGTCTCCTCTTTTTTCTAAATAACGCCATAAATCACCAGATGGTGTATTTAGATATTTTCTTAGTTCTTCTTGATAGATAACAAGATGGCTAAATTTATAGGAAACTCCTGCAGACCCACGGCCGCCTATGGGTAGTCGTGATCCGCCACGGCCAGCATTTTTTAATCCTCTGGTAGCTTTTTTTAAACCCCAGAGTGCCCAGCTGTCATTAATTACTAGAAGTGGCATTTTATGGTACTGCCATAGTTATGGTCAAAACTGTTGTTTGAAAACCGCCCTCTGGGTCCCCGGCTTCCAGGGTAGCAACGACACCGATACCATACCCAAGATCATCCCACTGATCTAGCAGATTAATAGACTCCATCAGAACCCAGGCGTCGATAGCCTGAACTGAAGAAGCTAGCTCGATCTTGTCTGGTGATGGTGGTCTACCATTCTGACCAACAATAGGAGTGTTCCTTGAAATAGATATGGCTAAAGTAGCACTTCTAGGAACATTACATCTCTGGGGTGTTCCAACCTGAGATCCTGGAGCGCCTAAGTACAGTTGTAAAAATGATACGACAAGCTGCTCGCAATCCACTGCTGGCTGGGACATGCTCCAGTAGCAGCGGCTAGGGAGTTCTACGTTGTAAGACTGAAAAACAGTCTGTACTCTTTCAAGAACCCCCTCCATCATACTCTTCAGATTTAATGAATCTGCAGATACGTTACGAAGGTCGTATATGGCCATTTAGATTAGTCCTCTACAGGAGCAGATACTTCTTCTTCTACAGGAGCCTCGACAACCACTTCTTCGACTACAATTGGCTCTACTTTAACAGTTTTAGCCTTAGGAGTTGAATCTACTTTTTTCTCTACTACAGCCACGACTGGCTTTGCGGCTCCAACCATGTCTTCAGCACGAAAGTTTTTTTGAACTGACATTTTTTATTTCCTAACTATATAGTTTGATCTGGAGGTTTCCAGATACTATTTCTGCAATATTCTCTACACCAGCAATTGTCTTGGTGGCGAAGAGAGTCCAGGTTCCTGGATCTACCATACCCAAAGCCGAGAAAGCTTTGTCGTATGAAACTGTAAATGATACAACGTTTGAGGTTGTATTAACCGTGATGGCCGAGGATTCTAAGTCTACCGTAGTAGCTTCACTGTAGCTATAAAGAGTTACCTTAGGTGACCATCCAGAAGCAGGGAAGAAGTTGCTAAGAACGGCAGCTGTTCCGGTGGATGTCCAAGTTGCAGCAGTGGATTTAATAACTGCTAAGTCATAGCTAACATTGGCAGTAAGAACTTTAGTTTTGGGAGTATAACGACGGGCACGAGGCTGATCTACCGAAAAAACCTTCGACTTGCGTCGCGCATTATCGGGGTTAGCGGTCTTGAGAAACAAGTCAACAGCATAAAGACCAGTGCGAAGCTCGTCAATAAACTCCTGGTTATCAAGAATTGTATAGGACACGCCTTGACGAGAGACAGAAGTAACACGCTGGGGTAGGGCACAATCGTCATCGCCAGCCCAGAGTTTAGCAAACTCGGTAGCTAGAGTCTTGGCAGCCATCTTTCCAGCCATCGGCACAGCGGCACCGTATTCATAGGTAACTTCTGTATTACAAGGAGTCCACGGGGTTCCAGCAGTAATGTGGATTGTAGAGTGGTCAACTAGATAATAGCTCGATGGGTCTAAGATAAGTCCATTTTTATTTCTAATAGAGTGGATCTTAATGACCGGACGTCCACGAAGTTTAATACGAGAATCTGGAGACATACCATCAGTAGTTAATTCCGAGTACTCGTCATAGTCATCACCCGGAATGTTATAAACATCTCCGCCAAAGAGAACCGGAGAATTTGTTTTAGTAGACGGTCCCATTCTGTTATTACGAAGAGTACAGGTGTATCGTTCAGTAACAATAGTGGTGCCAGTATACTTACGACCAGACATTGCCCAGAGTAGGTAAGACGCAGTCTTAGCAGCCTCGTCGGCATACTCAGTGTTGGCATAATCGCCGAGATCTTCTGGTTGGACCCAGTAGTTAACTCCCATGCGTCTTTTCTCCTAAATATGAATAAAGCGGCAGGTTGGCATGTTTACACACCAACCATGCCGCTTTCTTCTATTTTACTAGTCGTTAGCCTTGATGATAATGTCTGTGTCATTATCTGGGTTGTAGTCTACGCCACCAGGAACGTTGTAGCTTCCCTGTCCAGTGCCATTAGCATAGAGAGTATCTAGTGCAGCTGAAGTTACAACCGCGTAACCAGGAACTTCTGTAGTGCTGTCTACTAGAGTTACACGGCTGTACTTGGTTAGAGTTGCTGCGACCTGAGTGGTACCAACGTTTGCAACTGTGTAAGTAATGGTATTTGCAGTCACTGTTCCAGATACACCATTTGATGTGGTATTGAACTGGTCGCCAACATTGCTTACTTCAATATAGTCTCCAGTTACAACGTTAGCAGCTGTAACGTTAGAGCTCATGGTAATAGTTGCAGTGGTGTTAACCGCAGTAATGCTGTCAATAGTAACTGTAGTAGCACCCTGAATACCAGACTTAGTGAAGAAGATCTGGTCAGTAGATCTGTCAGACCAAGTGTAGAAGCCTTTTAGACCCTGTGGAGCATAGTCGGTACGTGCATATGAGTATGGACGCTCAGCAGCAACTGGGAACAACCAACGACCATCCGGAGCTGAACCGAAGTTAGCGTTACCTAGGCCATAGCCTTCGAATGTAGTTGCAAGCATACCGTTTTCAATAACACGGTCGCCAGACTGACGCATCTTAACAAATGGGAATACCCAGTGGAAGTAAGGAAGGGATGTAGCCTTCTTGCCACCAGAAACTGCGTGAGACCAACATTCAATGGAAACACCATTACCTGCTGGGTCATCGCCAACACCTGGAGCAGCCCAACCGATTGACTTGGATACGCCATCGATGTCTTGACGAAGCAATAGACCACCGGATATCAACTGTGAAAGCTCAGAGTCTGGCTCACAGATAGCAAGTTCCATGGTGATCCTCTTTAGAGTGTCTGGAGCTTTGTAAGATACGCAGATAACTCCGTTAGCACCCTTTTCGGTGATCTCGTCGCCTTCTTCGTATTCTGGAGTGAACGATACACGCATAAATGCGGAAGTAACATAGCTGTCACCTGCACCGTTTAGTAGGTTGCCTGCTGCGTCTAGGCGGGTGACACGAATCGACACACCTTGAATGCTGGCTGCATAGTCTTGAGTAGCCATTTAGCTATTCTCCTTATTTCTTGTTAGAGCGTCAGATCTACTCTGACGGCTAGGTGGATTGATGTATCAAAGTAGGCCGCCGCGGGGCGGATTGCCTTGATACGCATGTCATTCGCGTTACCCGACACATCATAAGCTTGGCTTAGATTATCGTTCACGACATCGATATTGCCCACAAAAGTGCGAACAGTCCCTGTGCCGTAAATCCATTTTGCAGAGTTGGTTCCCAACTGCTGAATATAGCCGGTAACCGCTTCCTGAGAACGGTTAGTGGCGCTTGCAATAGTAATTGTTACTGTGTCAGCATCGACTTTAGTAACAACTGCTGTAGAAGTAGAAGACTGATTAATTAGTGCTCCAACAACAGAGTAGCGAACGGTGTCACCAGCAAGAAGGTAGTGGTCGCCCGTTGTATTAATGGTCAGCGTAGTGCTACCGCTAATAGTTGCTGTAGCAACCGCAATACGAGGACCGTTACCTGAATAACCGCCACCGGCAATTACAGGTGTTCCGCCCATAGTTTGTAGGTGGTCACTAATTTTTTCGTGAAAAAGCATATTTGAGTTAGATGAAAGAAGAGCAATTACGTCGCGGGTTGCGTGAATAACTCCCTGCTCGCCAGATTCTGATGCCGCACCAATGCCATGCTCTAGTACTGCCAAAGCACGCTTTGACGAAAGTCCCGTACCGTCAAGTACAGTGACACCAGAAGAAACTAGGCCACGGTTGGGGTGGCTTTGTCCAATTCGGATATCCCCATCCCAAAGCTCTTTCTCCATAGCATCTTGAGTAACACCCTCAAGTTGACGCTTTAGGCGTTCAATTCTGTCAAGCCCTAGGAACCCTAAGGTTGAGCGAATCTCTTCTGCCTCAATAAAGAAAGGATCAATTTTAGTGAAATAATTAGGGACACCTGCAGTTACAACTACATAACTAGTAGTGTCAGTGTCGTCCCAGTTTTTTACTGAGTAAAGTTCGGTCTCGTACTCTTGAGAAAAGCCACGAATCCACATGTCCTCATCAGCAGAGTTTTCAGGCTTGACTACTGCGAGTAGGCCAAAAGCGGAGGGCACAATCTTTGGTGCCTCTACAACGCCATTCTTTGGAAAAGCCATTTAAAAATCCTTATTTTAAGTGTTGCCCCCGGCTGTAGGGGTGACCTTCGAAAAGGCCACCCCAACAACTAGGGATTTATCGATTAAAGTTCGACGACAGCTGAAGCTACGCCACCAAGGGTGTCGCGTAGGGCTGCAGCAGCACCGTTAACGTTAATAGTTGAAGTAACTGCAAGGGACTCAATACCGACCTTTGCAAGACCTTCGAATGTTTCAATGAACATCTTGTAGTCGTTTGTGCCAACAAGAGTGCTGTCACGGATAATACCTAGGTCAAGAGTTCCACCGTCTAGGAACAAGAATGTTCCCTCAGCGAATAGGAACCACTTGAAGGTGTCTGGGAACTCGTTAAGAGCACCAGCAGCCTGGAAGGTGTTAAGCGACTGAGCCAATGTTCCAGTGCTATCTAGTACTGTAACAACGTCCACGTTTAGCTGAGATAGGTAACCATCGATTTCAGAACGTGAAACAGATAGAGTACCATCGCCAGGCATTGACAAAGCTAGGTCAGCTGCCATTGCTTCGTAAACCCATGCAGGGATTACAGCTTTTAGGCGACTGTCTACGCTTAGACGGTGACGTGCACGGTAACCAGCTGCTGCACGGCGAACCTGTACCAAGAAGTCACGACCAAAACCAATTACGTTAGTGGTTGTAACAGCTGTTGAAGCAGAGCTAATACCTGAAACTAGCTGCTCTTCTGCCTCACGAGCGTGCTGTACTAGAGCAAGTTCGTTGTGGCGAGCAATTAGTTCTGGGTAAGCACGGGTCATTAGGTTACCGAACTGTAGCTGTAGGGTTACAGCGTCAGTCTGTGCAGTTGTCTCGCTAGCTGCAGCAATAGTAAGCGAAAGCTTAGCTGATGGGCTAGGAGTTGTAGCTGAGTCATTTGCAGCAGTCCATACACCAACAGCAGATTCATATGTTGTGGTGTTTGAAGTTACGTTAGCAAACGTTGGCGGAACGATGAAGCGGATACCACCACGGTCAGCCTGGAAACGTGGCAATGAGTCACGTAGAGGGCGAACAGAGGTAGAACCAATGCTGAAGATGTCGTACTTAACTTCGAATGGAGCAGAGTGACCACCAGAAGCAACAAGTGCCTCAGGGCCAGCTACAGCTGCAATCTTCTGTGCGTTTGACTCAGCGTCGGTGGTAAGGATGCGATCCTCAGGGTATGAAGTAGTGAAAGATGCAACGATGTGCTGCTCTCCATCTCCTCCATTTACACGGCGAAGTGTGTGGAGACGCTTCTCCATTGCTTGCGCAACTTCACTCATGTTGTTGATAGTACTGCCAGCTGTGTAGCCAGGGATGTCAGCACCAGCAGTAATTGCTACTGGAGCCTCTGTAACCTGAACAACAGGCTGACGGTCAGCTGGAGCTTGGAAGCTCTCTTCTGCTGCTGCGGTCACTGGGGCCTGCTCTTCCTGCTGAACTTCTTCAGCAATAATTGTTTCTTCTTGGGTTGATGTTTCGTCAGTTGACAGTTCAGATCCGTCTTCCTGAGCAATTGATGCATCTTCTGTTGCTTCTTCAGTTGTTGAAAGCTCTGCTTCTGCAGGAACTTCCTCTACTGCCTCTACAACTTCGGTGGTTGCGGCTACTTCCTCGTCGGAGCTGTACTCAGTCATAGACTTTTTCATTTCCTTCTCGTCCTCTTCATCCATTGGGGCGACGTCCTCTTCAGGAGTCTCCATCTCAACTTCAGTAGCAGGGGCCTCTTCAGCTGGAACTTCCTCTACAGGAACTTCCTCTTCCATAGGCTCTTTATTCATAGCCATTTCCTCTCCAGATGTCTCTGCAGTTCCCTTGACACGTGCTGCGGCTTCTGCCGCCTGAGCAGCAAGCTGCTCGGCTAGAGCCTCTCGGCGAGCTAGCTCACCACGCACGATGTCCAACGAGTCTGCAAGAGCCGTCATAGCATCAACTGTTTCAGGAGTTGGGTCTTCGCCCTCAACCGCGTCGAACTCGCTGATGATGGTAGCCTGAAGCTCGGCGACTTGTTCGTCGCTTAGCTCTGAGACTCCATCAAGCTGAGTATTGATTTGGTCGTACACTGTACCTCCTAGGCCAGTTATAGTTAATGAATGGGTTACCATTCATGGTGAACAATCAAGGCCGAGGGACTCGTAAAATTTGCGAGGCGCTCTTCCTATTAGTAATTTTACCTTACTTTTTAGGTAAGGAGTCGGAGAAGCTTACTCATTTGGGACTGTATCTCTCCCTGGGAGTAAACGTCGGCACCCGACATGTAGGACTTCAACTCTGCGGTTGCAATGTCGGAGTCCTCTTTACCGATTTTCGACTCGACTCGTGAAATCATCCCATCGATGAGATCCTTGAGTCCAGACGGTAAATCGCTAAATCTTAGTTTTTCTGCTTCGGCACCAAAAGGTAGCGGAAGGTTTGAAATGACTCGGCCCAGTTCTCGGGCTGAGTTTTGAACATTTTCTAGAGCCTCGGAGTTCAAAGCACCAGTATCTAGACGGTCAATTATGTCTAGTAGTTCTGCGCTAGCACCAGCTGATTTTGCGTAGTTACCAGCAAAGTCTAGGTTTTCTGCTTCTTCAACCTTAGTCAGTGCTTTTTGTAGACCGGCTACACCTAGGTCCTGTCTTAGGCGGGCTAGAACCTTGCGGTACTTACCGCGGGCATCCCTAGGCTGAGTTGACGGAGTGTACTTAACTCGACCATCTTCGTCATACTGATCTTCAGCTGTAGTTTTGCCAGCAGCGATATCTTCAGCAATCTTGACTTCTTCTTCAGTCTGCTTGTCGGCCTCTGTTTTTGCTTCAACTAGCTTCTGCAGGTCTTCGTCTGCAATCTCTTCTACAGGAGCAAACTCAGAAGAGAGGGACGCAATAACTGAACGCATGCGATCTAGGTTTGAGCCAGCCTGCATAGAGTGAGCGTTTTTCCATTGTTCTGGAATTAGGTCTGCAGCTTTAAGCTGACGAGCACGCTTCATAATGTGGCGACGAGCTCTAGGACGATCTTCTTCTTTAGCGCGATTAAATGCCTTGATAGCATTCTTTAGATCTTCAACGTTACGAATAGGGAAGGAGCCATCTGCAAGAGCCTGACCCTTATTAGAGAGTTCTGCACGCTCTTCTTCGCTAATCTTTGACAGTTCTGCAACTGCAGAAGCAACTAGAGCACGCTCGCGAATCTCGTCCAAAGCAGCGGATGCAGCTACAGTTTTTGGCTTTTTCCACTCGTCTGGGATTAGGTCATACTTACCTAGAGCACGGGCACGCTTAACAATGTGCTTCTTTGCAGCAGCAACATCTTTGGCACGACCATGAGCTTGGATAGCGTTCTTTAGGTCTTCTAGATTACGAATCGGGAAAGATCCGTCTTTCATGGCCTTGCCCTCTTTAGCTAGAACATCACGCTTGTCGCGGGAGACATAACCAAACTGAGTTTCAAATCTAGTCATCAAATCAGCTGATGCTGCACTAAGTTCGCCTAGTCTTGCGGCACGCTCTACTAGGGTAGAGACGTGCTGGCTCTTCATAATTGCAAAGTAGCTAGCACCAGCAGCAACAAGAGCCATAACCTTACCAGAGGCAACCATTGCACGAGCAATAGGGAATCCTGGAACGTTGACCTGACAAACAGCAACAAGCTCAAGTGAACCGTTGATTGGACGCCAGTCGCCTGAAGGAGCTGAAGCACGAAGTGCACGAATCTGCATCTCGTTAGCATTTGGACGTAGGGAGCCGCATACGTAAATGCCGTACTGGTCTTCGCCAGCGTGGACATCGGCGATTGCGCTTGCAGTGTCGTCATAGTGCTTAGCTGCTGATACAGCATCTGCTTGAAGTGGGGCGTGACCGCCAGCAAGAGTTAGCTGACCAACTGGAATATCTTTACCACTTGCTGTGCGTACAACGCCTGTGTGGAAGTAGGAGTAGTTGCTCTTAGAACGAGGTGGTCTAGTAGAGCGTGGCATGCCAATGTGGTTAACGTGCCATGCAGCAATGTGACCATAAATTCGACCATTGGAATCTACGGTGATTGGGGTCGGCTTAGTTAGTCCAGGATTTTCAAACCACTCTGTAGGTGGAGTTACTGGAATTTCTGACTCTAAAAAGCCCGATGCGATAAGTGCTTCGTTGGCTACGAAAGAGCCCATTGACTCTTCGTAAATTCCATCTTCAGGAATCACTTGATCCTCCTGGTTGCTTGGGTAGCTATCATCAACTGAAATTGTGCACTCTTGAAATGCGGGCTTAGCTACAATTGTAGCAGCCATTACACGTGCGTGATTTATGATAAGTTTCTGCTTGCCTAGTTCATCATCACTAGCATTCTCAGCCTTGTGTTCTTTGGCCTCAAATTGGTCTAGGTCCGCAGAAACTCCACGAATAAAACCATTCTTAACTAGTCGCTCAGCCTCGCGGCCATAGGACCCAGTATCGAATACACCATACGCATTGCCAATACCGTCTGGCAGTTTCTCCATATAGTCGATGCGACCAACTACAACAGAACCAGAGTGACCTTCTGCAGTCTTAATCTGCCACAGCAGTGGAAGAGGTAGGTCGCGGAAACTAATAGCATTTTTCTTAAACTTACGTCCATCGCCAGATTCTAGATCTTCTGGAATCAGCATTGGAATTGTAAAACGTGCCCCTGAGACCATATTTGCACCAGCAGTAATGCCAGAAACACGAGCTCTAGCTGCTTCCGCAGATGCAATTAGGTAAGATTTCTCAATCATTGAGTCAATCATCTGGTCGTCTAGGGAGAAGTTCCCTCCAAAGTTTCTTTCTTTGCCAGCGTTAAATCTGCTACCAGTGTAAGTACCAGTCATTTCCTTGTGTCTAAGCTGGCAATAGCCTTTAGCACGAGGACCCATGTACTTTGAAAGTTGACGAACGCAACGAGTCCAGTCTCCAGGGGTGCCCCACATAATCTTGGCACCACCAACACCGCGAGTCCAGTAGCGACGAAGCTCTTCTGCATTGCCCCTATTACGATCTAGTCCACCAGCTGCAGCAAGCGCTTCGGTTGTACCAGACCAGAAGTTAAGCAAGTGAGAATACGCAGAAGCAGCGGTAGGAATTGGAGCCGGAGCTGGAGCAGGGGCAGGAGCAGCGGGGGTCGCAGCTGGCTCTTCAGATGATTTTTCCTCGCCTCCTAGACCGTCAACCTGCGTAAGAATATCGTTAATAAGTTCTTTGGTGTCCAACTTTACAACTGGAGGAGGAGTAGCAGACTGAAGGTCTAGCAGAATTTGCTCGTCTAATAGCCATTGCTTGTCTTTACGCTTGTAAACAACAGGATCGGTGGTAGTAGCAGTTTTAGGAACTATGGCAACAACATCCATGACAGCCTGAGGGTCATCAGGAGAAACAATAGCAATGTACTTAGGCTCTACGTCGCTAGTCTTAGGATTCATTGGTTCTACTTCAGAACCTGGCTCGACCGCAGCAACTACCGTATTTTTTGCACGAACTGACGTAACAGAACTTGCCCAGTCAACAAACATTTTTTCAATGTCAGGCTTAGTTAGAGCAGCCGGACCTTCAGAAAGAACGGCTATGCTTTCAGCAGTTACAACCTTAGGCTGACCGAGAATTCCAACAGTACTAATTGGCTTGATAGGCGGGAGAATTTTGACTGGAGTTACGTCAACCTCTGGGTCAGACATACCAGACGCCATTATTACTCGATCAAGGAAGTCTGTGTCAACATCATAGACAGAATCAGCAAACATCTGAGCTTCATTTGAGTCGATGTCTTCTAGTTGAATCTTCTTGTAGGGAGCTTCCTGCATTAGTGCAGAGATAATGATTGCAGAACTAGGGTCGACCATTACGTGAGTTTTTTCAACCTGGTCGTAAGCGTCATCTAGAGATGAGTCGTAGGCATAAATGTCGCCATCAACGTAGCCTAGGTCATCCCAAGCACAGTCATCCCAAACATAAACGTGACCGTCAATCTCAATCTTGTAAAGCCTGTCAATACCAGACCCATCTAGGCAAACGCGAACCAAGAACTCTGGACCGTACATAGCATCTAGGTCGTGAGCTGCCTCAAAGGCATTGATATCAGATTCGTAAGAATCCTCGTAAGAATCTAGGTGGTCATCATAACCAGGCATGTTGTAGCCGCCAGCAGTTACAGAAGCCTTTTTCTCACGCTCTACAATAGAACTAGCCCAACGCCAGCCGGCGTCTCCGCCCCACAAGGCCCACGCGATTCGTCCGTTGCTTGGGAAGTTGTCTTCGCCTGGTTCGCAGCCTTTACCCTTTTTGTCAACCTCGTGACGGGCAAAATATTTTGAAATGTGACGAACTTTAGTTAGGCCAATTTGACCGCCCTTAGCCAACGTACGAGCTGTGTTTAGACCTACAGGGGTTCCACCGCGCTTGTGCTCTTTACGCCACTTAAGTGCTTTGATAGCCTCGTTCTTGACACCATCAGGAATCGTGTACATCCTGCTAGCAGATGCAACAATCGGGTTCGCGACATCGTAAAGAGCAGCAGTTGCTAGCTCTATCGAAGCTTCTGGTAGCTCTGGGTTAATGGCCCAGCCGTTCTTTCTAATGTTAGAAAGTGCACCAATTTCAGTAACCATGTTTAAATCGGTGTCCACGATTGCGCTGTAGTTTCCGACAGCGAAAAGTGATAGTTTACCTATACTTCCTAAGTACTCAACCATTTATTGCAACTTTCCTACTGAAGGATTATTAGCGAGGAGTGCGTTCTCCTCTAACCATTGCTCATCAAGAGTACCGTCAGAGTACTTTATCAATGCAAGAGATTTATTATTTTTGTCAAAAGCATCTTTATTTGACCAGTCGACTACATAATCTATTGACTCGTTAAACAGACCTGTTATTCTCCAAGTGTCTTCAGGAAGATTTGGAACCCAAACTTGTGCTTCCTTGTCATACTCACAAACACCGAATGGGTCATCAGAAATTATTGCTTCGACTGCCTTTGTTTCTGGGTTCAAAAAGATGTGAATAGATATGCCTAGCGTCTTTTTATTCGAGATAGACTCGTCATCAGCTAGGAGAGGTTCCTTGCTTAGTTTTTCGCTTTTGATTGCCATAATATACTCTATTCTATTCTAATATATCCTGGGAGAAGTGTTCTTGTTGTAATCCTTACCATCAAGTCCTAGCTCTTCCATGGTCGGGGCTTCGCCTTCTACTGCAATTTTTGCGTCCCCATATAGAGCATTAGCGGCCCAAACAAAAGTGTATGGGTCAGCAATATCGTTGATCAAGAAAGGACCTACTGGAGTTACCGCAACTTCATAGCCGTGGTCGCACCAAGCATTTACAAACTCTTCCAAAGAGTATTTGATTGCTCTGGCTTTTTCATTAGTAGGGTCTACAATTAAATCCATCTCACCTGGAACCCAGCTGACTGTCTCTCCTTGTATTGTCAAGCTAAAGGACTCAGTAAAATCTCTGTACTCGTTATCATTAGTAAATGCCATCAGTATCTCCTATAGTCCTAGAATCTTTGCTAAGTAGTTTTTTACAGCCCTAGCCTGGGAAGCACCGTATCCGGAACCTGAACCAAACTGCTCTGACAAGTAGTCTAGCAACTCAGCGTACTCTGCTCTAGTCAAATTAGTGTCTCCAC